CCAGCCGCTGTGTATAATCTTCATACGGAGAGACGGACGCGATTGCAGCGGGACGTCCCCATGTCGTGTAATACGGCACCGGCATTCTCCAGTACGGAAAGCCGGGGCTCGGATGCGGAGTGTAGAAGCTCCGCTCATAACTCATATCTCCTGAAAATCCGACGGATTTCGTATAGTCTCCGTGATCCGCGCCGCCGTGCCAGCCGCGCAGAAACACGTCGCGGTACAGGCCGTCTTCGCCTTTGTACCCGTTTCGGTATCCGCTCATTCTGCCCGGATCAAACCACAGGGCAAGCCTGTTCTCTCCTGAGTCCGACTGCAAAAGGTCTGCCAGGCTGTACGTTCTGTTGTAGACGTTCGGACTGTAGTCGCCGTAAAACCGCTCCACCGCCTCCGAGAACAGACGCTCCGCGTTTTGCCGGATGAGTACGAGCCAGTCCCGGTAGACGCTCGGCATCACTCTGTTCACGGCCTCCTGCGCCTTCTTCTGTAGAATGCCGGACAGGCTTGCGTATCTCGCTTCATAATCGAATGCCACCGGGACACCTCCTCGTTATGTTTTGAAGTAAAGCTTCAGGCCGTCTTCCAGCGCCTGAGCCTGGTCTTCGCTGATCATGCTCCGTACGGTCTCGTACAGGTTTGTCCCGTAGAGCACCGCCCAGCGCTCTTCCGTATCCTGCGGAAGCTCCGCGTTGGAATAGAACACGACAATCGCCGTGCGAAGCTCGAAGTCAAGAAGCTCCTTCCGATACATCTCGCCGTCCCACAGGCGCTGCAGAATCAGGTCTACCGCGTTCATGAACTCCTCTGCGCCGATCATCCTCCGCACCGCAAGGGGCATGCCGCACCAGTTGACCCGCTGAATCGAGTCGTCCTTTGTAACGTTGCTGACCCGCTCCGCCGGAATCATGCCGCTGTCCGCTCCAGACGCCGCACTGACCTCCCGCCCCGGAATCGGATGCTTAAAGCTCCTGGGATTACTCGCCATCCGCCGCGGCCTCCTTCACCGGGAGCTCCACCACGTTGTCCCGCGCCTTGTTCTGCTCCGCGACGACCGCCTGCACGATCTTCTCCTCGTCCACGCCGTGCTCACCAAGCGCGGCGACCAGCTTCTGAATGTCCTCAGTGCTGACGTTGTTGAACAGATCACTGACCTGCTTGCCGACCTCGTTCACCGCATCCAGCATCCGATTCACATCGTGTTCAAACGCCGCGCGGTTGGCGTCCAGTCTCGCGTCGATGCGGTCCTGAATCGCGTTGTTGATCTCATCCATCTGATACGGATCAATCACCTGCAGCATCCGGAACCACAGATCCGTGCGGTTGATGATCTGGTACTGATGCTCCACGTTATCTTCCGGCAGGCGTACGTTCGTAAACGCCTCCACGCAGCAGAGCTTCAGCGCGAAGTCCCGGACCTCCGGGCTGAATTCGCCGTCATCACTGAAGCAGGAATCCGCGACCTTCTTTACCATTTCACAGACCAGCGCGAATGGGATGCGCTTCTGGATCGTAAGCTCCTCGCCGTGGAAGTCGACCGTTTCGGCGGCGGGGAAGTAGTCGTTCATGATTTCGTCCATCTTTTCAATCGAGATCATTTTCATTTCTTTCTTTGCCATTTCTTTTGTTCTCCTTTGTATCGTATATTTTTACCTGTATTTCCGTGCGCGGGCGTTCCGTGTCCACCGCGCATTTCAGCGTCAGTGCCGTCAGATGTTCGCTGTCGTCGTCTACAATAAACCCGGCATCAACAAGCCCATCATTGATGAACTTCGTGACGGAGTTGTCCACGTCCCTGCGCCTGTTGTTGCCGTAATAAGTGGTGACTGTCATTTCGCATTTCTCAATGCGTAGGTTAGTGTAACCTTGGTCTTCAATGAACCAGACCATAAAGTCTTTCCATTTCTGCTTGAGCGCGTTCATCATCGGGCGCTTCATGATCATCCAGACGTTGATGCTCTCGTGATACGGGTGCGCGAGCGGTCTCTTGTTCGCGCGCGGGTGCTTGACGAAGTAGCATTCCTTTTCGTACCGGCGGAGCGTCTCGTCGTCAAAAACGAGTTTGATTGTCCTCATACCCGCTCCTTCCTATGTAAAAAAAAGGAGACAGCCTGAGCTGCCTCCCTTCTTTCTTTAGTTTCCCTCTACCGGGGCGGCGTCTTCGGCAGATGCCTGTTTTCTGTTGCGGCGCTTCTTCTGCGCCTTCGCCTTTGCCGGAGCTTCTTCCGGTACGGCAGCTGCCGGCTCAGCCTGTACGGGCTCAGCGGGCAGCTTACCGCGAGAGATCAGAATCTGCCGGAGGTACTCTTCGCCGTGCTCTGGCGAGCACGCGACATCCTGCCAGCGGAATTCATTGTTTAAGTTTGGTCTCAAAGTATGGCAGGCTTCGTATTCCTTGCCGCATACCTTGCATACTTTTGTTCCGATTGCCATAATTCTCCGTCAGTCTGAGATCAGGCTGCGTCGGCGGCGTTCTCGCCGAACACGATCATATCCCAGTAGGTGGAGCCGGCACCGCAGGCACCGGACAGACCCTCGGCCTCGAAGCTGTGCACGCTCTGGTCGTCGCCGAAGTCCAGAGAGAACTCGCCGTTGAAGTCGGCCTTGGGGATATGGAACTGAACATGATAAATGTTCGCGCACTTATCTTCACCGATGCAGTCGACATAGAGCTCGCACTTTCCGGAGTAGACGTCGCTCTTGTTGGACAGAACGTCGGCAGCGATCTTCCGCTTGTAGTAAACGGCGATCTGGGTACCGTTTGCCAGACCGGAGAAGGTCAGAGTCTTGGTGCTCGGGTCATAGGCGAACTTGCCCTCGGCAGCGGCGGAAGCCTGCTCCAGGGAGGTGCGGATGGTGCCGACGGTCTCCAGGATATAGAGCTCGGAAATCTCAGCGCCGGCGGTGCCGATGGCCTTGTACTTCGTGGTGGCGGCGTTGTCGCGAACCTCCAGGAAGTCGTACCACATAACCTCGGTCTCCTTGTTCTCGAACTTGGAACCGGTCTGCAGCTCAACCAGGCCGCAGGAGAGCATACCGTTGGAGCCGGAGATGGTCATGGTCTTGTTACGCTTCATGGAGCTCAGCTTACGTCCCTGCTTACCGGTAATGTCGACCTTCTCCTGACCCTGGGCGATGGATGCAGACTGCAGCTCATCGAGGGTGAAAAGGTAGTCGCCGGTGGTGATATCGAAAGCATTGATGGTCTCAAGGCTGGTAATGACAATATCTACCATAATAGTTTCCTCCTTAATTATTTATGAATCAGCCAGTTTAAATCGTCCTGGTTGATCTTCTTCGGGTCTACCGTTCCCGCGTAGATCCCGTGCATTTTATTGTCGTAGTCGATCTTATGCTGAATCTGTCGGACGCTTTCGTTAAACTGATAGATCGTGAGGTCGCGCACCCCGCGAAAATCATATTTAAACTGTTCCGTATTCACCATTGCTACGATCATCTGCTGGAGCTGGGATTTCTCCTTGCGCTTCTTCCGGCGCTTCAGTTTCTTTCTCGCTCTCTCCAGCATGTATTCCTTGGCATCCTCATTTCCGGGCTTCCGGACGTCCTTCTCCAGATGATGAATCTCGCGCAGCGTATTGGCGATCTTCGTGTGTACCACACGGTCGATCACAATATCGTCCGCCTCATCATAGATGACAGGCATGCCGGACTCGATGTGCTTTGCCAGTTCAAAGCGGCTCAGATCGAGATCTCCGAAAATCAGTTTGGTATCCATTTCACGGATGGTTCCGAACAGGATCAGAAACAGCTGGTACTCATTGATCGTGGAAAAGTCCACGCCCATATCGTCGAGCTGCACCATGAAGTCGATCGGCATTGCCGTCAGCATGGATACCAGCGCATAGTAGTCGTCTTCATGGTCAAGGATATCTCCGACCGTCGGGATCACAATACCGATCTGTTCCGTGATGGGGATGCTGCCGTCGTAAAGCAGGCATGTTCCCGTCATACGCCGAGCCTCCTGTTGGAAGGCCACGGTCGTCCGGTCGGTGCCGGATGGTTCCAGTCCGTCGCGTCAAAGATCATCCGGTACCCCTGATAATCCGTCAGCGGCGCGAAGCTGTCCAGCTTGAAAAGCTCAAGGCTCCCCATGCCGTAGTGGTGGCTTCCGTTGATGGTCTTCGCGATCTCCATGGCAAGGCGGTCCGTCCGTATGCCGCCGTCCGGCAGCCAGAACAGACTCTTGTGCGTAAAGACCCAGATGTAAATAATCGGCGTATAGATCATCTTGTTCGACGGCGCTTCCCTGCGCTCCGACATGCGGTTGATGCCGACGTTGAAGCAGATGAAGGTCGATCCCTGCTCAATCGTGTCAGGGATATGTTCGAACGGGAAGACCTGTTTCCGGTACAGTGTCTCGATGCTTTCCTGTGGATCCTGTTCATATTTATCGCTCAGCAGCCGTATGATCTCCGGATTCTTCGAGAGATCGTCCAGCAGCTGATTCTTATAGTTTTGAAATTCGTCCAGATACATTAGACCCAGCGCCTCCTTCCGGAGCCTTCCGCGGGATCGAGCGGGATCGGTTCGGCGTCCGGTCTCAGGACCGGGTTGCCGTTTTCATCCGGCTCGTGCAGGAAGTGCAGATAGTAATCGGCGATGCCGAGTTCCGTGTTATCGTCATCCGAGGTGTCGACCTCCTGAAGGACGAATTTGTACACGCCGTGTCCGCCGTAGACACCGGCGAACTTCAGCGGCTTTGTCAGAGCGTAGGCGAGAATCTGGTCTCCGTCGAGATCATCCACCAGGAAGCGGTTCTTCCTGCCGAGCTTGGCGGTCTTGGAATTCTTCGCGATGGTGATGGCGATACGGGAGTCGCCGCGCGTTGTGAAAAACGTGCGGTCTTCATATTCGCCGGTGAGGTACTTCGTACCGTCCTCCGTTACCACCCACTGCTCACAGATCTCATGCGCCGCCGTCACCCACTTCAGCAGGTAATTGCACTGCAGCATCTTCGATCTGCGGTAGATGGTGTTGTTCGCGTCCTGTTCCGTCACAAGCCAGTACTGATCCATCCAGTGAACCAGTGACCCGTTCTCGATGTCTTCGCCAGGCATTGCCATGATCATCTTCTCGTTCAGGTTGTCCGAGTTGATGATCGCGACGTTTCTCTCATACGGAAGCTCACCTTCGCCCGTCGGGACGTTGCAGCTGACTTCCGCCGGAAAGACAAACGCCTGCGTATACGACAGATTGTCCGGCAGGTGATTCTCAATGCTCCAGATTTCCCGGTTCAGATGGGACGCACGCCTTGTGTCGCCGTGTATGCCCATCCTCGCGCCGTACGAATCCCATGCGCCCAAATCACTCACCGTCCTCTGCGTACCGCCTGCTCAGCTTCTCACAGATTCCGATGCCCTCGAAGACAAGCTGTTTCACCTGCTCCACCGGGCACTCACTTCCGTGCTCGTTCAGATAATGGAGAATGTTCAGCAGGCTGCCGTAGTACGAGTCGTTCTGAACCTCTTCGATCAGACCGTACCCGCCGATCAGCTCCGCCTCCAGCCTCCAGATATACTTCCCGAGAGACTCCGTCTCCTTCTCTCGCATCGGGAGAATCTTGTAAACTTGATTTACGAGAGTGTGGAAGTAGTTCTTCAGCAGCTCCGCGTTCAGCTCGCCGCCGATGCTTGTTTTTGCGCTCACAGGTGCAGGTCCGACAGATCACCGTGGTTGTAGCTGTACTCACGGATCATCTGTGTATAGTCCTTCTGAGCCCCTTTGTAAGCGTCCCCGACACGCTTCAGCAGTTCTGCAGGGGAGTACAGCGTGTAGTCACGCGTATTCAAAAGATTCTGCAGCAGATCCTGCTGATACACAAAAGGCTTCAGCCACTGGACGACCATTCCCTCCGAGATGATGTCGACCAGCTCGTCCAGATCTTCGTCACTGACGTCAACCTGATAGACGCGCCCCTCGTCATCACCGGTTGTGAAAAGGTCAACCCGGCAGTTCTTCTTAAAGGCGCTGACCGCCCTTTTGCGATAACCGTCAACGATCTCTGTCCTGATGTTATCGTCGAGCTTCAGCATCTCGAACTCAGAGATCTTATTTAAAAACGCGTTCGTAAACACGTCGTAAGGAATGCTCATGCGCGCCTCCTTACTTTTCGATCAGATCGACACCGAGCGCTTCCTCCAGCGCGGCAATGACCCTCCTGGAATCAATTTCGCCGGAGGCGATCAGATCCTTGGAGCGGTATATCATGGACTTCTTCTGTCCGTCCGACATTTCCTTCACAACCTTTTTGATCTCTGCCGGCGTCTTGTGGAAAATCTCGTCGAAGCCTTCCACGTTCACCGCGTTGCGGTAATAGTTGCGCACGCCCAGATAATCAATGACCCAGTCATAGTCCTGATCGAACATGAACCAGTTGTTGATGAAGAATTCCTTCCCGGTGTTCTTCGCGTTGCGAAGCTCCAGAAGCTCGATGTCCTGTTCTTCCCCGAAGCTTTCCCAGCGGAATGCCTCGCCTGTTCTGCTGCTCACATAGATCAGCATCCCGTTGAAGCCGTTGCGTACGGGGATATACTGATGCAGGTCGACCTCCTGCGGTTTTACCTTCACAGGTGCTTCCGCCTTGGTCTCCGTCTTTGCGGCAGGCGTCGCTGTCTTGGTGGTCGTTCTTTTTCTTGTCGTAGTAGCCATACTCTTTCAGCATCCTTTCATGCAGGTAATATAATGCGCCCGCGAAGCCTCATTGGCCTCGCGGGCATAATAATGGTATGTAGTCAGCTTACCCCTGGGATCAGGTCATCTCATAACGACCGATGCCGGAATTGCCGCCTGCGAGCAGGATGCCCATTCCGTACTTCTCGCCGTACAGATACTCCTGAGACAGATCCTGGTTGTCGAACGGATCACCCATATGGATGAGGCCTTCGCCTTCGCGCACGACCTTGATGGGCTTGTCGTCGCCGGCAATGATGGTGAGGATCTTGTCGTTCATCAGGAAGTTGGTGGAACCAACCTGATGACGCTGAGGAATCTCAACGCACGGAGTGCCGTAGAACTTTCCGAAGTAGCCGAGGTTGTGGATCTCGTCCTTGGCTGCCTGAGCAGGATCGGTGAAGATGCCTTCCTTCAGGTTGCGCAGCGCCTTCTTGGTGCCGATGATGGTAGCCTGACGACCGCCGGAAGCGGCTTCCACGTGGGCGATGAGGTCGAGCAGGGCGTCCTCATTGTAAGCGCCGGCAGCGGGGAAGTAGGTGGTGCCGCCCATCTGATCCGCACTGGCGGAGCTCCAGAGGGCGTAGATCTTGTTCAGCATGTCGCGGCGGAAGGACTCGGCGACCTTGTTGACGAACACGTTGAAATCAACGCGGCCTGCAAGGATGCGGTTGAGCTCTTCATAGATCTTCACGACATACAGATCGGTCTCGATCTGGGTCTCGGTCACGCCGCCAAGACGCTGACGACGGATGGCCTGGGTGCCGTTCGCGGCGCGGGACACGACAAACAGATTGTCGTCCTCAACCTTGAACAGGGGAGAGTCGCCCTCGGCGACGTTGCGGTAGTCAACCAGGTTCATGAAGTACTCGTCACCGACGAGACCTTCATGGATGATGGCGGGGATCAGCTCTTCGATGATCGCGAAGACTTCCTGACCCTGACCGTGGCGCATTGCCTTATAGTCCAGAGTGGTCTTGCCGCCGTTGGCCTCTACGAGAGCCTCGCGGATAAGATCCTGGGACTGCTTTACAGAAAACTTCTCAACGCTGCCGTTGTAGCCGTCACGTGCAACTTTGATCAGTTCGTTCATATCAAAATTAGCCATTGTGCTATCCTCCTTCTTCCGGTTATGGATTAGTCAATCTTGATGACGTTGAAGGTGTAACGGCCTACGACGTCCTTCGCGATGACTTTGCCGATGCCGGCATTGCCGCCGACTTTCAGCTTGGTGCCTGCAACAACGGAAATCACATCGCCGACATTGGCGTCAGCACCGTCGGCAAGGGCTTCCTTGGTAACGCTGAAGATGTCGCCGGAGCGCAGACGATAAGCGCGGGCGGCATGACCCTTCACGTTGTAGAAATCTTCGAGACCGCTGAGACGCTCGTCATACATCACTTCGGGAGAAGCGACAAGGACGATGTCCTCCAGCTTGTCGTTGGCAGCGCAGGCTGCGCCGACAAACACTTCGCGCTCATAGATGCCGTTGGTGGCGTCGATCGCCATCAGGGCTCCGACCTTCAGGACGTTGCCGTTGTCGAGATCAGTGGGGGTCTTTCCATCTGCGCCGAGATACTCGATAGAGATCAGGGCATTGCTGTCGCCGGTGCCTTCGAGGCGATCCAGGCGTACGACTGCATGATTAGCCATATTCATATCCTCCTTAATAATTATTCCGCTTCGAATCCGAAACGGGCAAAGAGCCCGCCGTAGGGCTCCTTTGTATAGTTGTCCTCATCCCGGACAACTTTCAGCTTCGGCGTTTTCTCTCCCATGGAGAACTTCGCCGTGGTTCCGTTTCTGCCGCGGATCGCAAAGCATTTCTCCTCCAGCGCATCCATGTCGCTGTAGTTTTCGCAATGCGCGCGCAGATCCTCAAACGCTTCGACACCGATCAGGTCTTCGAACTGAGCAAAGACTTCTTCCCGGGCGCTCTGCAGCGCCTTCGATTCGGTGTCAGCCTTAAACTGGCGAAGCTCGCCAAGCTCTGTCTCCATTGCCGTAATCGTGTCGGAGGCGGCCTGGTATTTCTCGTTCAGCTCCGCGCTGGACTGAAGCTTCTCTGCCATGCGCTGGAACGTCTCCGCAAACGGGGACGCCTGTTCGCCTTCGTCAAACGGGGCAATCACATACTTCATCCGCTGCTTGCTCTCAAAGTCGATCACGACGCTGTCGCCGTTCATCGCATACTTGAAACCGTACAGCAGCCAGTCCGTGCAATCCCAGCAGTAGACTTCATTTGCGTCCAGATCGCAGTCCGCGTAGCAGTAGCGCGGCCAGGTCCCCCAGTCGTCCGTCATGGTCTCCTGCTCCAGACTCCGCATCACTTCGTTCAGCACATTGCCGGTGAGTGCGAAACTGTCTGCTTCAGGCTCCGCGGCGGGTTCAGGGTTCTCTTCCGGTTCGTCTGGTTCTGCGTCCGTCTGCTCTGCTGCTTCAGGCTCTGCGGCTGCCTCGGGTTCGGCTTCGGGCTCTGCTGTCTCCGGCTCTTCCGCCGCCTGCATCGCCTCAAACTTCTCCGTCAGCTCTTCAAGCGTGAAGTCTTCCAGACTGAAATCAAGCGCGTTTACATCGATTCCGTAGCGCGCGGCAAGTTCAGTTTTCTCGTGCAATACCTTTTCTCCTCCTTCCGTCAGAATGTTTTGTGGGTGTGTATCGTGAACCTCCGCAGAGGGGGTCACCATAGAAAATGTTTCCTTGAGCTCCTGCATCATCTCAGAGAGCTTCGTTTTGAACTCGTTGCTGGAGAACAGCTCCAGCGCGGCTCCTTCATAACAGGGTTCCACGCCGATGAGACAGAACGCCTCAAACGTGAAGTCATAGATGTGGTAGACGCCGTCGATCTTCTTTCCGTCATTGACGGTGATCTCCATGGACTGTGCTGTGATGCCGTCCTTCTTGATCTTCCGGTACGCTTCCTGCCGTTTCCACAGCAGCGCATCCACGAACAGGTACTCGCGCTCCACGCCGTCCTCGTCCGTCACCCAGTTCCACCAGTGGCGTGCGCTCTCAGGCACGACGCCAACCGGATCGGTGGCGTTGACGATCCGTATCGTTCCGTCTGCGCCCTTGGCAAGCTCCATGTCGTGCCCGCCGAGTGTGTCCGTCTCCCGGTCGTAATGGCAGACGATCGGGCAGTTGTGCATCGTCCCGATGCACTTCTCGAAATCCTCTTTGGAGATCGAGCTGCCGTTGCGGTTGTCGCCGGGGTAGGCGACACGCATGACGCCCCTGTCAAACCTTGAGTCAAATTCCTTAATGCCCGCGAAAGATGATGCGAACGTCAGATGCATAGTCTCTTCCATCGCAGCCTCCTTCCGCTAAAACGTGAGCTTATCCGAGCGGATCATGCTGAAGTCCGCCCGCTCAAGATCGAAGCGCACGTTCTCGTCTCCGGCAAAGACCCACATATGGTTCCGCTCATCGCTTTTCAGCAATAAAAATCCCGCCTGCGCGAGCGTGTCCCGCGCGGCGGCATCAAATACGTAGATAAACTTTTCCATCAGGCATCTTCCTGATTCTGCTCGCCGGACTCCGAAATCTCCCCGACGCCCTTGGTCGGCGCGCCGCCCTCGTCGGTTGCGGCCTTGCTCTCCAGATTCGTCGTGCTGTTCGACATCTGCGTCGAACTCACAATCGGCTTGAAGATATTCTGAAGGTTCAATACCTTCGTCTCCAGAAAGCTCATGCTGTCAAGCTCCGCCTGCCCGATGCCGTAGGTTGCGGCATAGGCGCACACCGTCGGCAGTCCGTAGGTCGCGGACTTCAGGTACGCGTCGCCGACTTCCTTCTGGTTGTAGACCGAGACGTTCAGAATGTTCACCCGGAAATTCTTTCCATAGCTCTGCGCCTGGATAAACCGGTTGATCACGTCCCGGATGCTCTTGACAATACCGTAGGTGATTTCCTGGTCTGCCTTGATGGAGAGCAGCAGCGCGTTTGCCGAAGCCTTCTCGTTGTTGAACAGCAGGGAAGACACACCGGCAGCGGTAAAGATGTTTTGGTGCGCGTCGGCAATGTTGTTCGTGTCTCCGGCGTTTGACTTCTCGAAGCTGATCTTCGTCAGATCCATTGGCGTCAGCACAGACCCGATCTCCTCCGGCAGAACGCCGTCGAGGTTGCGCCAGAACTCCTTCGCCTTGTCCAGGTCGATGCCCCAGCTCCCATCGTCGTTCAGCGGGATCTTCATCGCGATCATCGCGTAGTTCTCCAGCGCCGTCTTCGTGAGCTTCAGCGTCTCATAATCCTCCAGGTCGTAGAGCCAGCGCAGGATCCCCGCAAACGGCGGAATCGCGTATTCCAGAATGTCCCGGTTGCATTTGACCGCGAACGAGTTCGGGCTGTCCAGATCGATCCAGCGCAGCCTCCGGTTGTTCTTGTACTGGTTGTACTTCAGCCGGAATTCCGGCGGATAGTTGTCCAGCAGCGCCAGGTGCGAATCGAAGTATGAGAAGTCGAAGCAGACGTTTGCGACCGATCCCTCGACCGTCGCGATCCTGCAGTAGTCGCTCGGCAGCCGCTGCAGCGTGATGTCGTCGCCCGTCACCCAGAACGTCCCGTAATAGACGTCCTCGCGCAGGCAGACCGTCAGCACATCCGCGAACTGCGAATCGATGTTCATCGTGCTGAGCAGATTCAGCACGCGCCTGTAGTTGTTATTGGTGATGCGCACGTTCGCCTTGTTCGGATCAATCCGGTACGGCTCCACTACGTACGCCCAGAGCGTGAGCCCGACAAAGTACTGGATCAGCCGGCGGAAGTGTGAGCTCGCGTTGTAGATATACTTGACCGCCATGCGAAGCTGCTTCTCATAGCGATACGGGTTGGTGAGATATTTTGCGATATCATCCTTGGTAAACAGTGTGAAGGTAGGCGCATTGGTGTAGTTGTTCAGGTCTCTCAGAATCAGTCTGTTCAGAGACGCGAATTTCTTTGAGATCCCGATCTCGCCTGCGAAGTCCTTCTGTTTATTATTACCACGCGCGGTTCCTCGTGCCGCCATATGTCCTGCTCACCGCCTTTCTGTTGAATGTCTTGGGTGGCTTGATCACAAAGGTGTCGGCGACCGACGCGTCAGTGACGTTGCGTCTGCCGAGCCGGTTCTCCAGTTGGATCGCCACGTAATAGTTATAGGCAAGACTGGAATAGCGGTCCTTCCGCATTCCCGTCTTTTCATAGATTTTTACCCTGCCGTTGGATTCCTCGTGCTGCAGCTGCACCAACTCGTTCACCAGCAGCGTTGTGTTGATGTACGGCTTCTGCAGCTGAAGCTTCTCCGGCGGGTTCAGCTTCTGGTATCCGCCGATCTCCGACAGCAGCTCCTCCGCGTCGTACTCGTTCATGAGCAGGCGGATTCTCCCGCTTCGGAATCCTTCGCGCAGCAGCACCGCGCAGTCGTTGTTCATCTGCGCGTTTGCCTTGATTGACCAGATCACCTTCGGCGCTCCGATCACCGTGCAGCGCTCCGCCATTGCCGGATCGTTGCAGCAGGAGAGTGCCGGGTACTGTTCGCCCGTATCCGGGTCGACGATGTCCTTTGCCAGCGCGTCATACACGCTCATGCCGACACCGCCGCAGTCCAGTACGATGTAATCGCAGTCGAATTCGTCAAAGAGCCTCCGGATCACCAGCGCCTGGTCGTCCGCGCGCCTGCCCTCCATGCTCTCCGTCCAGATGATGTTGTGCGTGTGCCGTCCGGACTTGGTCGGCGTCATCTGGTTGATGAAGATGGCGGTCGCGTCGTTGTTGTGCTTCTTCGAGCTCATCAGCGCGATATCCGCTGAGAGGATACGGAGCTCTCCGGCTGCCTTCGGCTGGATACGCACAAGGTTCGCGTTCTTGGTGCCTGCGACCTTGTCCGCGATCTTCGCCGGATACATCGGATACTTCAGGTGCCGGTTCTTCGCGACGGTGTCATATTCAAAGAAGGAACCGTCGCCGGCTCCCCAGAACATGGCATCCATTTCCATCGCCCACTTCACTTCCGTGAAGTCTGCTTCCGACATCTGCGCCTCCACGTCGTCCATCGCCAGCATGCCTTCCTCGACGGCAAGCTGCCATGGCAGGCCGACGATAAACTCCTTGCGCCCGTTCAGCATACGGACGAAGGTATCCGCGCTCTTCCGGTAGCTCCAGTGATCCTGGTAGTAGCCGGAGCTGAAGTATAAGGTCTGCAATCGTTCTTTCTCCTTTTGCGCGGCTTTCTCTTCTTTCGTAAGTTCGGAATAGAGCGGTTCACGCTTGGAGGAGAGGAACTTTCTGAGAATGGTGTCGATCGTGTCCTTGTCGATGAGGCGGAACTCATCCAGGATCAGAACGTGCGCACGGTTGCCTCGTGCGGATTCGCCGGAGGTGACCACCTTGATAAAGCTCCCGTTCCGGAAGTACACGATCGCCTGCGTCCCGTTGAACCTGGACGCCTTCCAGTCGATCTCGCCCCTGAGCTCCTTGCCGTACGCGTCGGAGCATGGAATGAGATCTGTCTGTATCTTTTCGATAATCTGATACGCCTGGCCTCTTGTTCCTGATGCCAGGCATATTTTTGAATGCGGATATAAAATTGCCTTGCAGCAGCAGAAAACGGCGCAGATCCAGGTCTTACCCTGGCCTCGGCTGCCAATGTATACCACCACAAGGTTGATGTTCATCATATACAGCAGAATCTTCTGAAACCACTTCAGATCCAGATGAAGATAGTCCTTCGCGAACCGATGCATGTTTGCGCGGTAGTACGCCGTCCACAGGGCAACCCCTTCAAGGATCCTGCCATACCGTCCGCTCATCCGTCACCGCCTCCGAAGATCCTGTTGAACAGTTCCTCGTCATCGTCGTCTTCGTCGGTTTCAGTGCGTTCGATTCTGTATTCGTTCATCTTGTCTTCATAGAGCTTGCAGAACATGTTCTTGATGCCGAGCATCTTGCTCGCGTGCCCGTAGAACCAGATGCTGATCTTCTGGATAATCCCGTCCACATCGCTCAGTTCCGGGTCGACGTCCGGCACCGGCTTGTCATGTTCCAGCCGGTCGATCCAAACGCCGTACGGCGTCTTCTCAAACCCGGCTTCGTCTCCGCGCTGTCCCGGCTTCAGGTTCATCGAACTGATCAGCTTGTCCAGCGTGTTGACGAGCTTGTCCGACGCTCTGCCGTCCGCCCTGCACTTGTTGATATCGATCTCCAGGCTGCAGATCTGGCGGATCAGCGCCTCCATGCCGACGTCCGGCGTGATGCCGTCCGGCAGGTTGTTGATCCAGTAGATGCGCCGCTGTTCCAGATCCTGATACATGTCCGGCGTATAGCCCGGCCCCCAGTATTCAATGACCTCGGTCGGAATATCCTCGATCGCAACCGCCCTGTCCTCCGACTCCGCGCGCAGCGTGCTTTCGTCCGTGAACGATGGCGGTGTCTCATCGCGCGTCTGTGTCTGGACAGGCTTGTCAAAGCGCCACATGGCGCCCTCTGACAGCAGCGTGTCGTCATAGCATTTACCGGCGTACTTGATGCCGTTGATGCGCGTCATGTAATTCGTCATCACGGTGCGCGTCGTCGCCTTCAGCTCCACCGTGTCGAAGATCTGTTCGTTCCAGTAGAGATCCAGCTTCCTGCACATCTGCCGCACCGCCTGCTTGGCGTCGCCGTTGCATTGCTGCAGATAGTCGAGGTACATCGTGTCCACGCAGTTCTTGCAGATCGGCAGATACCCGCTGCCCTTGTACATCGCCGCGTAGCTGACCGGGAAGTTTCCCTTGCGCCTGCCGTACGCTGTCGCGCAGCGGCAGCAGATCGCTTTTTCCGTTCCGACCTCAATCGCCAAGCTTACTCACCGTCCTCGATTTCAGGGAAGATGGGGAGCGGCTCGTTGATCCTGCGGTCGATCAGTGTCTGCTCGTATACCTGCGCGCAGCGCTTCAGGTCATTTCCGCAGAGGAAGTGCGGGACATACCGCCCCTCAACCTCCACCGGCTGACCGTCCATGACGTTGCGCTGGATCCTCGGCTTGCGGTAGCGCAGGCCGAGCGTCCCGAAGCCGCGGATGCAGATCTCTTCTCCGGCCTTGACCGCCTCCTGGATCACAAACTGCAGCGTGTCCAGAACCGCCTCGATGTCGTCCGCCGTGTAAAGCACTGTCTTGTCAATCTTCTTTACCGTGAAGTCCTTGTGATTCCCCTCGTCGTCCGAGATGTGGAACACCTGCTTCGGGATGGAAATCGGCTTACGGATGTTGTTCTCGCGCATGACCTCAGCCATGCGCCGTATTAGTTCTTTTCTTACCATTTCATTCACTCCTTCATTCCGTCCGGTCAGAGGTCGCCGAGAGATTTCTGCTCCGGCGCTTTGATCTCGCCGTCCCGGAAATACATCCCGATCTCCTCGTCCGCATCGATATCTTTATAGAGTTTCACCATATCTGCGGACTCCCAGTGAATGATGGTCTGGATAACACCGTCCGGAATACCGGCCTTGGCAAGGCTGGTTGTGAATGCATGTCTGAGGCTGTGCCAGTAAAAATTCTCTCCGGATAATCTGCTGAACGTATCTGCCCAGCTGTTCATCGTAGAGATGGAAACCTGCTCCTCCGGATTCGCCGGATCCGGGAACAGCCATTCACTTTCAATACCGCGCTCTTCGCGCTCCTTCATCCAATAGTCCAGATATGGCTGAAACTTCTTCGCCAGGGTATAGCATGGGATAATCTTCCCGCCGCCCTGGCCTTTGGTCTTGATCGGCGCGCTCTTGTACAGCGCCCCGCCGCAGACCAGCTTGTCCGGCTGAAAATCCGACACGCGGAAACGGCAGAGCTCTGCCTTGCGCCTGCCGCTGTATGCGCCCAGCGCCAGCATGCACGCCTTCTCGTACTGCTTCTTTTCAACCAGCTTGTTTAACAGGTCTTCGATCTGGCTCTCCTCCCATACAGTCTTCTCCCGTACGGGGCGGTTCACCGGATTCTCGATCTTGTTAATAATGTTCTTGAAGTTCGGGTACTCGTCATCGAGGACGTTCTCCACATAGTTTGCAAGCGAAGACAGTGCCGCCTTCATCCTGCGCACTCTGGCAGGGCTGTTTTCATTGTTGTACAGCAGCCAGTTCTGATACGCGACGATGTTGCGTTTTGTCCAGTCGACAAAGTATTTGTTCCCGTTCTGTTCGAGACACCACACCCACGCGATCTGGATATCGTTCTCATATCCGTGGATGGTGGTCTCGCTGCGCTGCACCGAGCGCAGATAGTTTAAAAACTCACGCATGAGCTGCATATTCTCCGGATTGACCTGGGCGAGCTTCTCCGGAGAGGTGATGGAATTCATCTTCGTGCTCCTGCCCATAATGTCACCTCCGAAAAAGAAAATATCCGGCGATGGTACGCATGCTTCGCAGAGGCGTCGCCGGATCTGTTTTATATAACCGGCTGTTACGGGGAGTCCAAAGGTGGACCCGCCTTGATTTCCACATTAATGAATTATGCCAATTCGATGTCGTAATGACACACGATGCCGCTCTCGTCGCAGACGCATACCATCTGCTCCGGCTGTCCGACAATTCTCTTCTCCACGCAGAACTGATCCATGCCCTGGAAGCTCCCTGCCATGACGGTCCGGATGCCCTGCACCACGTTCGTCTGATTGTGATGCATGTGCCCACTCAGCACGGCGTAGATCGGTTCACGCACCATCTGCTGCAGCGCCTGCATCTTGGCCGCCGAGGTGTCGAAGTCCCCGTGTACCAGGCAGTACTTCTTCCCGCGTACCTCGAACAGACTCATCGTGTTGTCCAGCTTGTGACTGTCGTCGATGATGACGTTCTCATAGTTCTGCAGCCGCGCCGCGAGATACCATTCGATCAGGTTGTCCAGCCGCTCGCCGGTAATGGCGTTGTCCTTATTCGGCTCAATCCGGCTGTGATTGCCGGCAACGCTCACAAAGCGCACCGTGCTGAAATGCCGGCTGAGCTCCGCGATAAACTGGGCGATCAGCTCGCTCACACCCATGACCTGCTCGATCACGTTCTCCTTATTG